CTCCTTTCATAATGTGGGTTTCAATGATTCCCAGTACCCCGAACGCCCTTTGCAGCGCCTCGTTCTCGGCCCGCAACTGCTCCGTGTCCATCGCCATCGCGGTGTCGAACATCTTCCGGCACTGGCAGGAGATCGTGCCAAGCGCGTCACGGAGCAGGTCGTCTGGTGTGTTCACGCGGTTTCCTCCTTCTCAAATAGTTCCTCGATAGTGCAGCCGAACAACTCGGCGATAGCAGGGAGCTTGTCGGCCTTCGGCAGCGATTCACCGGCTTCCCATTGCCAAACGCTGACCTGACTGATAGATAGCGCATCGGCTATGTCCTTCTGCGTTAGCCCCCGATTAAGCCGTAGCTCTCGAAACTTGTTCTTTATGGGTTTCACCCCCTCTCGATTAGCTTGTAGCTATTATAACATAGTCTGTGGCTAATGTAAATAGTTTTCAGCTATTTTTTTAAACTTTACAAAAATAGCCATAGACTATATAATAGTCATGGGAGGTGGTTATAATGACACGTCTGCGAGAATGCCGTGAAAATGCGGGGTTAAGTCAGAAATATGTCGCGCTTTCGCTCGGTGTAGCGGCTCCAAGTGTTGCGAACTGGGAGCGCGGAAAGACAAGGCCGACACAAGAAAACATCGTAAAGCTGGCTGACTTGTACAAAGTGACCGTTGATTACCTGCTTGAACGCTCAGACGAACGAATAGCACAAGGGCACCAAACTGATTTATCTATATCTGACATCGACTTCGCCCTGTCCGGCGAAATCCGCGTGCTTTCCGAAGCCGGAAAAATGGACGTACTTCAATTCGCTCGCTTCATACACGAAAAAGAAGCGAAGGAAAGAGCAGCGCATGACGATTGAGCAGATTTACGAGATTGCCGATAATCGGGGCATTGCGATTTATGCTTTTCCAATGCTCGAACTCCGCGCCATTTCATTGCGCGGTGGGCATATTGCCATCGACCGAAGCAAGTTCACCAGCGATACCGAATACAAATGCGCGCTGGCCCATGAGATCGGCCATTGCGTGACAGACAGCTTTTACAATCTGCATACCAGCGTCAGCGTAAAGGAGCTGAACGAGCGACAGGCAGACCGCTTTGCCGCCGAGCTGCTTGTGCCCTTCGCCGAGCTGCGCAGGGCGTTTAACCGGGGCATACTGTTCAACCGCATCCTCGCCCGTATGTTCGACGTGACGCTGGAGTTCATCAACATGGTGCTCGAACTGTTTGAATATGAACTGCTGTCGGCGGCACGGGCGCGTCAGACAGCGCACGCGGCGACAGAAATCGCCATAAACAATCTGCTTGAGTTCATCCGAAGCCAGGCACCCGCCCGGACAGGCTGAAAAGGAGGCACACCATGAAAAACAGGGACAAGACCATTGCCTTGACGCTGCTGGCGTTGATTCTGTATGCCTTGTTCGTCTGGCGCGGCATGACAACTACCCAGCAAAGCATCACGCTCGATCGCGATATGTTTGCCGGTCTTTTGAATATGCCGACGCCAGAGATTGAATCTCTCCTTGACACACAGCCGGGCCAGCAATCAAACGATGCGCAGGAGTACAAGCGCTCGCAGGAGGGCTTCTATCAGTTTTCAAAGATAAAGTTCGACGTCACCGGCTATAAAATAGTAAAGTATGACGGCAAGTATAATCTTGCGTATCAGTTTACATGGGAGAATACGTCAAATGAGCCAGTGGATTTCCTGGATGCAAATGTATGTATCAATGCCTATCAGGACGGCATCGAATGTGATCTCGGCGGCGTTCCCAGCATTGACCCTAACAACATGACGAAAATCAAACCGGGCAAAAGACTCGTCAGCTATTATGTGATAGAATTGAAAAACACGAAAAGCAAAGTCGAAACGCACATATCCGAGTACTTTGTTGATAAAAAGCCGATAACCCTGAATGTGGATGTACAATATTTGCTATCCAAGAAAAAGTGAGGTAATACTATGAACATATTTCCGATGAACCGCGAAAGCGCGGACAAGCATCACTGGGTTGTGCGCTGCCTTCGATATTACGGCTACCTGATAACGACCGCAGCGATGATATTCGGGTTCTATGTTGGTTCCGGCCAGATGTCGCATATCATACTATTGGCAACCGAAGCCCCGAAGCTGCTCGTAGTATGCGTATCGACGCTGATAGCCGGTATATTCGGCTTGGCCCTCGGTCTGCTGGTTTCGCTGCCGTTTTGGGCGATCTCAATGGCGCTTGATGATCTCCACGCCACGCGGCAATATATGCAGGGCTTTGTCATACTGGACGGCAAATCGGAGTAAACTATGCCGAAGAAGAAAAACACCCGCGCCTCAAACGGCATGGGTTCAGTCCGTCAGCGAAAGGACGGGCGCTGGGAGGCCAGGTACACAACCCCGGACGGGCGGCAGCGGTCAGTTTATGCGCAGACAGAGAAGGAAGTCACCGCCAAGCTGCGCGGGCAGCTTCACATGCTGGACAGCGGCGCATGGAGGGAGCCGTCCAAGATGACGGTCAGCGAATGGCTGGATATATGGGTCGCGGATTACTGCACCCACACAACCGCCAGCACCCGCGTCACCTATGAACGCATCCTGCGCGTCCATTTCAAGCCCGCAATCGGCAATGTCAAGCTGTCCAAGCTCTCTCCGGTTCATGTGCGCCGCGCCATCAACGATATGCAGCGGGCGGGCAAGGCGACGAAGACGATATACACGGCGCGTGGCGTGCTGCGTGCCGCCTTAAACGCCGCCGTACACTCGGGGCTTATAAATAGTAACCCTTCAAACGGCGTCCCTGTGGCCCGTGTACAGCGCCCTGAAATGCACATCATAGACCGGCCCATGTTCCCAGCCTTCATAGATGCGGCCCATGAAACCCCATACCCCGAAGCCCTGATACTGCTTTTGCAGACCGGCATGAGATCGGGCGAGCTGCGCGGCCTTGAATGGGACGACATCGACGAGGCAAACCGCATCATACATATCCGGCGGCAGCTTCACACATGGAGCCGGGGAGAAGCGACGTTCGACGCGCCGAAGGAAGGCAAGGGCCGGGACATCATCGTCGGCCCGGAGGTCATAGAAACCATCCGCGCCCAGCGCAAGCGCCTTGCGGAGATGCAGCTAAAGGCGAAGGACTGGTACAACGGCCCGGAAGTCAAAAACCTTGTCTTTCGCGCACCCACCGGCAAGCAGCTTCACGATCGGGCATTGCTCGAAGCCGTCTATCATGTCGGGGAGGCGTTGAACATCCCGAAACTGCACACCCACGATCTCCGTCACTCCTATGCCGTCGCCGCCTTGCGCTCCGGCGCGGACGTGAAAACCGTTCAGCATAACCTCGGTCACGCCACCGCCGCCATGACGCTTGACACCTATGCAGCATATACCACAGACGCCGGTCAGGTCGCCGCTGAAAAGCTGTCGGACTACTGGCAAAACGCAACCAAAAAGGGTCAAAATTAGGGTCAAACGCAAAACAAAAACCCGCGAAACCCCAGTAAATATGGGATAGTTCGCGGGTTTGTTGTAAAGCAAGCTGTTTTCCGAGCAGCATTTTTGCTGGCTTTTTGCAGCTTTTTGCTGCTATCATCCGCCAAGTTACTACTATAAATATTGCAGCCAACTTGGCGGGTCGTAGCGGGTTTCTGCTGCGGGTATAGGGTCAAAAAGGGTCAGAATGACCCCGCCGAAGCGGGGCTGTGGTCACTGGAGCCTGCGCATGAAACCATTGTACAATCGGGGCATCAACACCTCCACCGTGGACACCAACTCGTCAATGATAGGCCAGACGTCCTCCTGTCGTCTACCATTGATCGCCCGTGAAAATTCCGTGTCGCTGATATAGGTGATGTGTGTGTCGACAGGCACGGGCGCAGCGGCGTAGGAGTAGCCGTGTTCGGGCAGTCGTTCGGGTTCTCCAAACAACTCACGCTTGACGATCAGGCAGGCCGCCAGCTTGCGACAGGTTTCAATGCTGGGGTTGACCTCCCCTTGATACCGGGCGATGGATTCATCAAGATCACGTTCGTATATCAAGGGGATTCACCTCACATCTTCTCGACCTTATCCATCAATCGCTGCATATCGCGCTTGATGTCCTCAACATCGCCATCAGCGCCGGAGTAGCGGCCACGGCTGTCACGCGGGGCGTTCATGCGGCCACGGGCCGTGCTGTAGCCCCGGCCCTCGCGGGCATAGCCCCTGTAGGAGCCGCCCATGCCGTCAGGGTACATCCGGCCACTGTAGCCGTCGCCCTCATAGGCCTCGATGATCTTGTCGATGTTCTTGGTGGCGTGGGCCAGCTTGTCGATGACTTCAAGATTGCTGGCGGTTACTTCCTTGGTGCCGTAATCCTTCAGTTCATCGCACAGCTTTTCTTTGAGTTCGTACAGTTCGTGCATTACCTTTTCCTCCTTCCCGTCAGGCTACCCGGTTAACAACCAGGTTGGCGTTCTGCATCTCGATAACAGGCGTAGGTGTGGTCGCCGGGTCTTCGTCTGCCGCGACATAGCGCACGGACAGAGTGAAGCAGCAGCCACGGGGCACGGTGATGATCGCCGTGCTGGTGACATTGCCGTAGGTGTCCACGGCAGCCGGGACGAAGATCGCCCTGCTGGTCTGCCGGGGTTCACCGTTAACGGCAAGCGCGATGGCGATAGGCGTCACCGCGCCGCCGGTGGGGATGGCAATGTTGCCATTGAAGGTCACCTGATACCGGGCAAAGCAGTTGTTGGTCACGCCACGGAGAATAAAGATTCCCGTTTCGTCCTCGTGGTACACATAACCACGATTACAGGGAATGGATGCCGTGAAGATTGCGGGCTGGTTGAGCGAAATGCTCTGCACCGCATTGGCAAGATATTCAGCCATGACGCTACCTCCTTACGCTACGCCGCAGCCGCAGCCCACGTTCTGACCGCCGCAAGTGAAGATCGGAGTGCGGCCATACACGGGCGTGGTGGGTACGGGGCAGGAGTTCAGCCGATTGTACAGGGCATCGACCTCATTGGAGAAGCCCTGCTGAATCAGCGCGTTCTGTGCCGTTTGGGAAGCCGCAAGCTGGCTCATGCTCAACTGCTGACGCAGATTGTCATTCTCGCGCTTGTAGCCGTCCAGCTCAAGGGCGCACAGCTTGTCGATGATCGCCTGCGTTCCCCTCGTCTGGGAGTCAATGATGTCACGGGTGTTCATCATGGACTGAGTGCGGTCAGCGCAGTTCTCCGTCGCGACGGTATATTTCAGGTCAGCGATACCGGCACGATTCTCGCAGCAGCAGTTGGAAAGCTGAGCCTGTACGCCGTTGAAGCCCTGCATGGTAGCCGTCTGGGCATTGAAGCTGCGCTCCATGTCGGCAATCTGGTTGCCATACATCTGCTGTGCGATGGCGTTCTGCGCACCGTTGATAGTGGCGTTCACGCCAGCGAAGCCGCCACACAAAGCGGTCTGCACGTCGCCGAAGCCGGAAGTGATGCTCTGCTGAATGCCGTTGATAGAGGTATTGAGCATCTGGTCGCGGAAACCGCCGTTGATCTGGTTGCTCTGGTTCATCCACGGGTACATGACAGCAGCGTCAGAAGCGAGATTGCCGTTGCCATAACCGCCGAAGCCGTTTCCCCAGCCACCCATAAGGATGAAGAGAAGCAAAATCCACCAGCCGTTGCCGTCACCGAAGCCGAAGCCGCCGCCGTTGTTGCCGCCATACATGGGAGCTACGGGCATAACCATGTTGGTGCCATTTTCGTCAGTCAAAGCCATAGGATGTAAAGTCCTTTCTTGTATTCATCAACCGTCTGCGCGCTTGACGGATGAAGTCATTTGCCGCCCATCATGCGTTGCATCTGCTGGGCCATTTGTACCGCCTGATTGTACTGTTGCTGGCTCACCTTGCCGCTGTTAAGTAGGTTCTGCACCTGCTGGCGTGGGTCGCCCTTGAACATCTGCTGAAACTGCTGGAACCGCTGCATCAGGCCGTTCATGGGGCTTTGAGGCTGCATCTGCTGAAAGATCGGGTTACTCATCTACGTTCGCTCCCTTCTTTTCAATCTGCGCCTTGATGGCTGTTATCTGCGCCGCGAGTGCGTCAAGATCAGTGCGCAGGGCGTAGTCCTGAGCGTTTATAGGGGGCGCGGGAGAAGCGGCGACAGGCCCGTTTGCGGGCGCCATATCGCGTATGGTGTAGTCCAGAATCTTCATGCTCGGCATACCGCTGGCATCTGCGCTTTTGAGGTAGATCACCTGAGCCTCGCTGTCCCATAGCTGGACGGTGGTGTTCGGCGCGACAAGGTATGACTTTGCGCCAGCTTCACCCTGCACCCAGATAATGCCGTTACTCTGCTGTGGCTGCTGGTTCTGCTGCACATAGCTGGGCTGTACGGTTTGATACTGCGGTTGGTAGTACATTGGCTGATAGGTCGCTGGGAAGCCGCCGTTGAACGCCATTACTCATACCTCCTATACCAGTAATACTGCGGAATCTCGCCCGTGCTGTCCCATGTGTCCCATGCTTGACCGTCGATCACCGTCACGACGTGCCCGGAAGTTTTCAGCACGAACACGCCTCGCGGGTGCTCCCGGCAGAAGTCCCCCACGGTGTAGCACTCAGGGCAGCGGTTCGGTATCGCCGCCCGCATGAAACCGGCGCGACGCAGAACAGCGCCCCAGGCCGCGTCATCGTGTGTCGTGGTGCCCATCGCCTTCGCCATCTCATAGATCAGATCGGATGCGGTGTCCCAATCCACATTCAGCGCGGCGGCAATGGCCCGCTGGGCGCAATCTTCAACACGGGCGTTGACCGGGTTCGGGTTCCATTTTTTAAACGTACTCATGGCAATCGTCAAATAAGGCCCGCATATAAAGCACATAGCTCTTCAGGCCGTCAAGGTCATTGCGGTAATAGGCTTTGATTCGCTCGATCTCTTCACCCGGCAGACCGATTCGCCGGAGCGTCTTTATCATTTCTTCCATGTCGATATTGTCCCACGAACAGCGCCGGAGCGACAGGTCACGCACGGGCCAGTTTCGGGACATGTTCGGGACACTTGAAGAAAGATGTATTTTAATACTTTCTTAATAAGTGTACACTTATAATCTTAATATTATAGGTGTATACTTATAGACAGTTAAGGGAGCTACTACAAACAAGGAGGACACCACAATGACGAAGGCTCAGGAGAAGATGGTCAACAGAATCCGCAAGGATGCCGAAACGATGCACAGCAACGGCGGCTATGAGATCAAGCACTGGGAAGTCAAGGACAACGAATGGGGTAGCGTGAGCATCTACTTCGAAATCGGTCTGGTCGGCGACGAGGGAACGATGGCTGAGTACATCGGTCGCGACAGTCTGCAAATCTTCATCGGCCCCAAGGGCGGCACGAAAATCCCCTGCTACACCCGCAAGAAGGACGGCAGCTTCCGCAACTTTTACGAGAAGTACACCAACATCTGGTCAGCTTGCTACAGCTACAGCCACCACTAATAAAACAAGCCAAGCCGGGGCGCAAGCCCCGGCAGCACGACAGATTGAAAGGAGACAGAACAATGAAGCAATGGAAAATCATCTACTGGCTGCCCAATCAGAGCAAGCTGTTCAGCCAGCCGCAGACCGTAATAGCCAAGACGTTGGATGAAAAGTATGACATCCTCAACAAGTGCAATGTACATGGCTACACCGTGGAAGATGTGCAAGAATATGACCCGATTCCTTACGATGAACGGTTTTACGCATAGCCGAAACGGCCTCCGGGCCGTCCACCAGAACCGCCCCACTGGTGCTGATGATGGCAGGGCAGAAAGGAATCCGAAATGAAGCAGATCAAGAACCCCAAGCCCCTAAAGATGGTCGAGGTTTTCTACACGCTTCACGGTGAGCGCGTAGTCACCGCATACAAGCGCACCGAAGCCTTGGAAAAGATAATCGAGTTGTCTTCCGAAGGGGCGACGATCACCAAGCTGGTAGAGTTTACAGTCTGACGAACGGACACCCGCCCCGGAGGTCACGAGGGCAGAAAGGAGAACAGCATGGGAATTGACGTATACCAGATGGTCACCGACCGCATCATTGCGATGCTGGAACAGGGAGAAATCCCGTGGGACAGGCCGTGGACGGGCGCGGGCCGCTGGGCCATCAAACGCGCCAGTGGTAAGCCGTACAGCCTGCTCAACCAAATGCTGCTCGGCAACCCCGGCGAATACCTGAGCTTCAACGAGTGCAAAAAGCTGGGCGGCAAGATCAGGAAGGGAGCCAAGGCGAAGATCGTAGTGTTCTGGAAGCTGCTGGACAAGCCGGAGGAAAAGGACGGCAAGATCACCGTCCAGCAGATACCGTTTTTGAAGTACATGAACGTGTTTCACATCGACGATTGCGAGGGCATTGAGCCGAAGCACTACAACGAAACCTTGCGCGACTTCAACCCCATAGACAAGGCGGAGGAAGTCATCGCCGGGTATGTCCAGCGCAGCGGCATCACCCTTGAACACGCAAAGCAGGGCCGCGCCTACTACAGCCCGGAGGCCGACAAGGTAGTGCTGCCCATCAAGGAGCAGTTCACAAGCGAGGCGGGTTATTACGGCACGGCGTTCCATGAGCTGACCCACAGCACGGGCCACCACAGCCGCCTTGATCGCATTGTCGCCGGGTCGTTCAGTTTCGGCGATGAGACCTACAGCAAGGAGGAATTGGTCGCTGAGATCGGCAGCGCGTCCATCCTGAATATGCTGGGCATCGAGACAGACAGCACCATCCGCAACAATGCGGCATACATCCAGAGCTGGATAAAGGCTCTGCGCAACGACAAGAAGCTGATCGTGTCGGCGGCGTCCAAGGCTGGCAAAGCGGTGGAGATGATAATGCCGGAAGTGGGGGCTTGACACGGCCCCCTCCCCTATGGCATAATCGGCAGAAAGGAGGTATACACCTATGACGAGAAATACATCAGATGCGCAAATGAGAGCAGTTGCGAAGTATGATGCGGCAAACACGACGCAAATCCATTTGAAACTCAATCTGACCAGTGACGCCGACATTCTGGCCCGTCTGGACGAAGTGTCCAAGATCGACGCGAAGAAGGGCAAGCAAGGGTACATCAAAGACCTGATACGCCAAGATATACTTGAACATCCAATCCCGCGATAAAG